CCGCGTATCCTGCTGTTTTTTCTTTTAGCATGGTTTCCATTAAAGCTTTTTCGTCCACTATCTCAGCCCTGCTTGTATTAACCAATAACGCCCCGGGTTTCATCATATCAAACTGTTCTTTGCCTATCATGCCACGAGTTTCTTCATTGAGTGGTACATGAAGGGTTATTATGTTGGAATCTGTTAATATTTTTTCCAACGGTTCATTTACATAGAAGCCAGTTTCACCATAGTTAACCCATGCCTTTTTATATTTATCATAAACATTTACAAGCATGCCAAAGCTTACAGCATACTCAGCTATTTGTTTGCCTATCCTACCATGTCCGATTATGCCTAGTGTCTTATCCTTCAACTGCATCCTATTCATTTTTGCCAGTTGCATTATAAGGCTCCATGTATGTTCTGCTGTAGATGTTATCTCTCGCCCTTCATTGGCTTTCCATGCATCATCAAGGTGGATTATATTGATATTGTTAGCTTTGCAGTATTCTGCGTGAATATGGTCTGTGCCTGTGCATGGTGTGGCAACAAATTTTATTAAGTTAGTTGGAGTAATGCCATTGTCAAAATGTATGTGTTCAAGTTTTGTAAATATTCCTTCATAACTTGAATTAATTTTAGTTGTAAATTCTGCCACATCTTCAAGTATTGCCTTTGCCTTTGGGTGTGGTTCATCAAGTAGTAATATTCTTGGCTTCATTGGACTCCTCCTTAATTATATTCTAATTCTTCTTTGTATGCCCTTATAAGGCTTTTTATGGCTTTATCTATACAATCCTCTTTGTAATCTTTGTAATATTCTTCTTCGTTTACCTGCGCAAAATGTGCAATAGAACAAGGCATATCATTTATTGTTACATCTTCATCTAACACATCAAGTTCGCCACAAAATATTTCTGTGCATCCTTCTATTAACCTTGCTATTAATTCCTTGTCATTACTAAAGTGCTTCATTAAAAAAACGATTCCTGTTTTAGGCATTGTATAGCCAGAACAAGCAGAATATCTACATAATGTTATAATGCTTACAAATATTGCTTCTTCTAATTTGTTAAACTCATATTTTTTTATAGTTGTCTTATTATTGCTCATTATTTATCCCCCTCAAAGTAATTCTTATAATTTTTAAATTTAACATTGGTATCATTGTACTCTCCTTTCAAATTTGACCGTTTTATTTGACTTGTAAGCGATTATTTTTGTAGGGGTAATATGTTACCTCCCCAACAATTCAACCTTACCTTCTTTAACCAGCTTTTTTATTTGATGTTCTTTAAGCCCTTTCATAATGAGTTCAGTTTTAAAGTATTTACCTGTTATCCCTTCTGTTGGTTTCGTGTCTTTGGTTCTATAGATAAGTTTGTTTAGTGCTTGGCTAGTCATATCCACCATGTCATCATTCATGGCGTTAGGGAATTGGCTGCATTGGTCTAAGAATGTATTTACCCACGCACATATTAAAGGATGAGGTATATATACATTACCGCTTTCTATTGCCGGAGATACAGCCGACACTCTTGCTTCTTTGCCACCTTCCGGTTGTACTTCGATTATACCAGACATTTTCTTTTGTAACATTTGTATTACTGCCGGACCGTTGGCTTTATCTTCTATAAGTTTCTTTAAAGCTTTAGGCCATTTCTCGGCAAACTTTTCTATTGCTGCCATAGTTTGTACTATATCCATGCGTTCATTGATAAGGTCTAGTAAGAAATAATCTTCTATTCTCCTGCCCCATACACCGCCACACACAAAGTCGTTATTCTCATTATCCTTAAACGCACAGTCCCATGATTGTATTTGTTCATCCCAATAATCGGGCAAGTCTTCTGCATATATATGTTGTATTGTTCCATCAGGAAGTTTTATTGTTACTGGTGGTAAGTCTGTGCCTGGGAGCTTCCAATATTTCCACCAATGTCGCTTTATCATATTACCTTCTTGTGCTGTTGGTCTACCTTGAAACAATGCTAACCATGCTCTTTGCCCTTCTTGTGTTGTATATGACTTTTTAAACTCTTGCAACCACTTCTTGTCTTTACCTATCTCGGGGAATAATGCTTCTCCTATTTCTCGACCTAATACATCGTTTTCTTCTGCTTCGCAAGGTATATTAATGACCTCAACATTTTTAAGGTTCATTATTAATCTGCCTGCCAGATCATCTTCATGCCAACGTGTCATTATTACTATAACTTTTGCCCCAGCTGCTAAACGTGTCTTAATGGAATTATCCCACTCTTCCCATAGGTTTTCTCTGTACGTTTCAGAATCAGCTTCTTGCCTGTTTTTTATTGGGTCATCTATTATGATTAGTTCAGCAGGGTTTCCGGTTATCCCGGACATTATGCCTCTACTTATCATGCCGCCTACATTATTGTTAAGTTCAAATTCCTCATTGCTGTCTTTTACTTTCGATATTTCAATGTCAAATAATTGCTTACCAAACTTTTTTACTTTGTCTCGGTTCCTTCTCCCAAACTTTTGTGCAAATCCATCGTTATAACTTGCTTCTATTACTCTCTTATAAGGCCATTTCCCCAAAAACCAACTTGGTAATGTCTCAGTAACCGACTGGCTTTTGCCATGTTGTGGAGGCATTTGTATTATAAGAATATCAAAAGCATGTCCGGTAACTGTCTCAATAAACTTTTGTACTTTATTGCAAACAAATAAAAGATGATTACTTAAAATCCATCTTCCCTCATGTACATATTCAACGTATTTACTATAATCCTCTTTTACGGCTCGCCTTTGCAATTCCTCTGCTGCTTTTATTTTGTAGTTTATCCAATCCATATTATCACCGACTCAATATGATAGTGTTAACTTGCTTATGCACGTACTCATTAACATGCCTTGCTCAAATTCTTCCCTTGTGAATTTCCTGCTGTATAAATCCGGATCTGTCCTGTCGAATCCGTCCGGGTCGTATATCTCAACTTGGAATATAGGTTCCCATTCTTTTATGGTCTTGCGTTCTTCCATGTTCCTCGCCCCTTTTATAATACTATCGTTTTCTTGTTATTAAAAATGTCAATAAACCAGTTTGTGCAATAAGCATTAATGGTATTATTATTTTCTCGTACATTTCTACACCCCTTTTATAATACTTTAAGCTGTTTCTGTAGTTTTTGCTGTTATTATAAAGCCATGCATCTGCCCTTCGCCGTCTGAGTTTATCTCTGCGTTCATGCTTAATGGCTTTATTTCTTTTATGCCATATTTTTTCATCAGTTCCATTAATTCGTTTCCAAATGATTGCATCATTTTGTTTTCCTCCCCTCCTGAATTCTGCGCTAAATAAACATTTCGCGCTATTAACATAAATACTGGTTTTTGTTGGTTTTATGCAGTCGATAAAGTATAAATAGCTTGTTTCTTGATAGATTTATACATTTTACTGTATATTTATTATAGTTATTGGCTTATATCTTATTGTATATTATACATTATTTACGGTATTTGCTCACTATCCGCATTACTTCCTCCTGCCCCTGTGCCTTTGCGATTTCCTCTAGGGCTTCGGGAGGAAGATCGCTTATATCTGTGTTTATGTTGGTGTTGACTGCTGATATTTCCTGCTTATCTTTATATTCAGCCGGTAATCTATTTTTCAGCATAAATATATTCATAGTTGGGTTAGGGGGATTATATCTTTCAACCTCTACAACCTCTAACCGTTCTATTTGTTTCAGCTCTCCATCTATCCTTTTATAATCCTTTACCTTGAACGCTTGTTGCTCTTTATAGAAGAACCCTGTTGATTGTGTGAAAGCTGAATTAAGAAGTTCTCCATTAGATACTTCCTTCCCTTTTTTTATAGCCTCCTTAAACTTCGGTTTCTTCTTCTTCCATTCATAATATAGTGTTAAGCCTATTCCAAGCATCTTGCTTATTTCTTCATCTGTGGAACCTTGCTTAGCCCAACCACAAACGGAATCAAGCTTATCATCCATATTTAATTCATCCCATTTGTTTGGTCGTGCCATATTACTCACCTACCCCAATTTTCCCTCTTTATATACTGCATAGTCAAGCCAACCTTTTAGCCCACACATTATTCTAGCTTGCCTTTCTGTTATGCTCATTATTTTGTTAGCTCTTTGCGAATACCCTATTAATAAAGAGTAATAATCAATTACCATAGCGTAACCTCATTATTTGCCACTTCATCCAATCACATAGCCGACGTAATATTTCTTCTGCCATATTATCACCCCTTTATAATAAAAAGAAAGCAGCTTATTTGCTGCTCTCCGCTTGCCCCTTACCTTGGCGAAAATGCCAGCCAAGTATTGTTTGTGTACCATACTTGTATCTCATCTCCATCTTTGTCTACATAGTAATAATAATCGTGATATTCCGTTGTTTTCTTCTCACTTTTGTATATATCTTGCCACATTATCGCTCCATCTACATTTGTTATCTTAGCACCCGTTTTTATTAATTCGTCCATTACTTTCCGTCCTCCATGTCTTTTATTTTTTGCCACAGTGGCCTGTTGTATACGAATGCCATATCGTTTTGCTGGTTGTGTATCATTCTGCTGGCTCTAGGTTCTTCTTTTATTTTCTCTATAACCGCTTTGAGCTCCGCTATTATTCCATCTATATACTGTAACCTTTCTTCTGCTTTTTCGTGCTTTGGGTTTACATATGTTTTATACTTTGTTATTTCCTTAATTTCTTCCTCTACACTATTAATTCTGTCTATCTTTATTTTTTCTGCCCAGACTATCTGCTTTTCCGTTCCTACCATATTACTCATTTCCCTTCCCCCTCTACTTGCCTTATTACCTGCCTTTTGCAGTCTCTGTACCAATCTGCCCGGTCTTTGTAGCCTAGCTTATGGATC